GTCATTACAGTATAAACATAAGTATCAACTTCCGGGATGACAACCTCTCTGATCTGGCGTGCAAGTGCGCTTGCTGCTTCGAGAGTTTTAGCTGTCTCGTCCTTATCTAAAGTATCAATTACAAAAGTGAATGATCTGTCGTTTTTAAGCGTCATTGTCTCAACTGTGTCGTCCAGATCTTTAATTGCTCCGTATCTGCTCCAATTTCCGGCAGCCGCACCACGACGACCATAATCATTCATTTCAGCAGTGCTTACTTTGAAAATTTTAACAGTCTCAGCACCGTCAAAGTTGAAGTCCTGATTTGTAATTAATGATTTTTTACTCTCCTGCGTGAATACTTCATCCACATAAGGAAGGTATTTTGTAACTAACTGAATAGCCATAATTTACACCTATTTAAGCCCAAAAGCATCTCGTAGGGCGTCGTGCCTGCTGTTGTCTTTAACGACTTTCCCGATAGGGTTACATGTTCCGATAACGACGCCGCCAATAGCCGGGCTTTCACCTTTCAATTTTTTGATCGCTTCCATGCTTTTCTGGAAGTCTTCCTCTGTATTCATGTTCAGAGCGTCCACAAGATAATCTGGAAGCCCCTCTTTTTTCAACGCTTCTCGTGCGTTCAGCTTCCGTTCTCTCATGTCAAGCTCTGCTGCTCTTTTACTTAATTCATCATCACCGTTTCCGGCTGCCTTGCTGCGTTCTTTCGCAAGTCTCTCCTGCACAATGCGGTTGACATCTTCCTGCGTGAATGTCTTACCCTCTGTGCTTGTCTGTATGCCCTCTGTTGAGGTATTTTGTAAATCTTCCATAGTTTTATCATCCTTTCATTTTACGCCCGAAATAAGGCTATTTTTTCCGCTTATACGGTGCGTGCCCCGGGGGCGGTTTCTCACCATGCCCCAGGGTGTTATCTGTGTACCCACTCACAAATAAAAACATCATTTTAGGAAAATGAAGAAAATAAAGAAGAACAAATACATATGGCATTTGCAATATCATTATACAACATAATTACATATTTGTGTATATGTTTTTCAATTATTTATCATTTAATTGCAACAAATATACATATTGCAAATAGTGCTGTCATACTATCTTTTGCAACCACATTTGGCAACACTTTACTCCAACAAATTCCAACAATAGACCTTAACAAATCTTAACATCACACCTTAGCAAATCTTAGCACGTCTCCGGGGTGGTTGTGGTTTGTATTTGGTTTGATACTTTCCTTATATTTTCCTTTGTATTCTCTATGTATTCTCTATGTATTCTCTTTGTATCTGGTCTATAGATTTCCTATATTCAATTCCGCCGGCACAAGGTTTTGCAAGGCTTAATTCCTTAGGTTTTCTTAGGCATCAAGCTCGCATAAAATCCGGGCAAATCCGAGCAATTTAATAGTGAACGTTCGCCTTGAATCCGAACGGTAAAGCGAACGTTTTGCACCCTTTTTCATGCACACAAACTTGCACCCTTTTCATGCACACAAAATGCACACAAAAAATGAAACGTTTCAAAAAAACGTTTCACTTCCAGACACAACAAAAGCCTACTACATTTCTGTAATAGACTCTCATTGGTGTGAGCTTGTATCATTCAGAGCATTGCCGCCCTGGTTAATGCATTTCAATTAATAAAGGTCTGCGCTGATCCGCTCTTGCGAATACCCTTTTCCATAATTCCAAAAGTTGTGCTTTTCCATAAAATGCACAATGCAGCATTACCATGTATTTATACTCATTGTATGTATCTGTACCAAATTTAATCAATCCGTCTATTATCTCGTCAACGATCGGTGTTAAATCTGTAACTTTTTTATCTTTCATACTTCCTCTTTCTGCCGGAATCTGCTACAATGCAGACGTAACCGGACTTTGTGTAAGGTTATTGTGTTACGTTGCCCTGTGATGGTGTGCCAGCACCGCCCGGGGCGTTTTTAAGTTCTGCCAGAACACGCATAAATTCATTTCTTCTTATGTCTGACAACTTCCTATTCCTTGCGATCTCGCATAAGGCGCAGTAACTGCGGTCATCCGGGTACATGGCTTTATACCTTTTCTTTACCTCTTCAATCTCTGCAATTGTAAGCTTTGCAAGCTCTTTCAGAATGTAATCATCATTCCTCACTTTTCAATTCTCCTCTCTATCAATTCCAATGCATCAAGTATTATGCTTCTGGTCTCTGCTCCGTACTTCTCCACAAGCTCCGCTGCTCTGTCCGTCAATGCGGTGTATTCTTCCTCAGTCTTTGCTCCATGGTGTTCTCTGGTCATCTTCCAGAGATCATTGTATAGATCAAATAGCTTTTTAAGTTCTGGCTCTGTCATACTGTCAACCTCAATGCGCACGGCATCCAATGATCTCTCTTGTATGGATATTTCATACTTTTAGCTATTGGTAGTGAAAGCCCTTTACCAATAATAAAATGCACTAGACAAAAATAATCGCCGCCATACACAATACTTATATTTTCCTCTTTCAATATTTCTTTCAAAGCTTCATTACCTTCAGCATTCCAACCAGCCCACATTATAATATGCGGATTTTTTGTATAACACATTGCAATACCGCCAGTATAATCAATCCCTTTGCTTTCTAAAAATTCCTCTATATCCGGGAAAAATTCATTTCCCTTTTTCACAGCTTCAATAATTCCCTCTTTTATTGCGTTTTTCTTTTTCTCGTCCATTTTATCCTCTCTTTCTCTTTTTATGCCGTACTTGCCGTATATGCCGTACTTGCCGTATATGCATATGCCGTACTATATAACCCTTATAAATCAAGGCTTTGCTGACTATCAACGGCGTTTACGGCATTAACGGCATATGTTTTATATGTCCAACTTCTTTTCCCTCGTCCGTCTTTTTTATTCTGCATGGCTATAATATTATCTACTTCATGGAATAATTCCACATATCCAGCCAACTCTTTCCCGACAGCCTGCGGAGTGTCATATATTTTAAGTGCTCCGCTACCTATCCAGTTACTCGCCTGAATAATGTCGTCAACGCTTGCTGTGAGTTCGCCGTCTCCCTGGTCGAGCAGTTTTTTAACTATCTGCACCGCCTTGCTATTCCTGTATTTATTGATCTGCCGATTATGTTCTACCGCATCAGAATCCCCGAGATTCTCCCACCGGAATATTGATTTATTAAACTCAATCGCAAGCACCTGCTCCGGCATATCTCGCCCGGTTATGTACAACTTAGCTTCTTTATCCTCACGCCGTTTTTTTGAAATTACAAGTGCTGCATCCAAAACACCCATCACGCCAGACGATCCCGCAAGTTCATTGAATGGATCATCAGGATCTTTCATTTTCCTTGTGTGATGTATAACCAATATGCAAATATTCCGGCTATCTGCAAATTCTTTCAGCCTACCTAAATCTTCATAATCACGATCATAATCGTTTTGCCCTCGTTTCTGTATTGGTCTGATCTTTTTCAATACATCTATTATCACAAATCCAATATCCTGGAACTCTTGTAGCTGCCATTCTATTTGCTGCTCCAATCCCTCGCCGATTTTCCCGACTTTCTGCTCTGCCGTCACAATATGCAAATTATCTGGACACTCTGCACCGTTTAGAATCTGCTCCAGTCTCGTCTTTGGTCTGCGCTTGGTACTTTCTAGATCCATATAGAGAACACCACTTTTCTTGGTGTCAAACCCTAAGAACTTTACGCCCTCAGCAATACATAATCCCATATCAATGCACATGTAACTCTTGTAATACTTTGATGGTGCTCCGAGCATTGCCAGCCCTACCGCCGGGATGATTTTATCAACTAAATACTCTAATGGTGCTATGTATTCTTTTAGTAAATCCTTCGCATTTATGGACTGTATAGGCTTCGTGACGTTTACCGGTCTAGTCCAGCCATCATCACAAACTCTTCTGGACTGTTGATTGCTCCCTCTTGTAAGAGCTTCTTGCAAAGTTCTTTCAATTGTGGCATCGTCATATTTTTCATGTTCCACTGTGATTCTTTTACCATCCTTTCATATTTTCGATCAATCTCTTTCAGCATATCCTGCCCGGCTTCCTTATACATTTCTGCTTCAAGCTTCAGCTCTGTTTTGAGGTACAACCCGAAGATGTACTTTGCGAATGGTCTCCCCATCTCGTCAAACTTGTCCAGAATGCTCTGGATGTACTCCCGGTCATAATATCCATATCCGTGAAGCTTTTTACAGAATTGGAACGTAACCGCCGTATCTTGATTGATACTTTCCTTAAATTCTTCTTTAGTCATCCGCAAGCCCTGCCCTTTTATAAAAGTACTTTGCGTTGATCTTGCCCCGGAAAATGATATATTTCTGCTCTTGCAGTTCATCATTCAGCTTTCTGATAACTGAGTATGCATAGCTCTCACTGCACCCGATCAGATCACTTATATCCGCAGCACTTAAAAACTTTTTTTCTTTTACCTCTTCCATGCTTACAGTTCCTTTCTGATCTCAATCTTTCCGTGTCTGGTCTCCCATCTGTAATAGTCTCTGATCTCTTTCATGCTCCGGGCATTGAAAAGAAACTCGCCAGAAGCGGTATACACGGAATATTTAAATTTCAAACCTCTCCGAACTATTACAGTTTTCATAAGCTACCTCTCTTTCTACATCGCCGCCAAGCTTCTAATCGATAAGTGTCTCTGGATCAACGTCCAGTGCTTTGCAGATTTCTCCAAGCTTTTTCATTGGTACATTCCTGCGGCCGCTTAAAATCTGCACAATGGATTCATATGAGCATCCAACCGCTTCCGCTAGTTCTCTGGAACTCATACACTTGCGCACCATTGCAATTTTTAATTTCTTTGTGTTGATTTTCATTTAATCACCCCTTTTCTTTTTCAGTAACTTTTGTTGCTGCGCTTTTAATATATCAGTAACTTTGCTTACTGTCAAGTACAAAAAAGTAATTTTTGTTACTGCAATTATTTTCAAAGTGTGTTATAGTTCTTTATATGAAAGGGGTGAAACAATGCCGACAGGAATTAGAATAAAAGAAATACGCAGAAATAAAGGGCTTACACAAAAACAATTGGGTGAAAAATGTCATATTGCAGAATCAACAATCAGACGTTATGAATCTGGTAACCTAAATCCTAAAATAGAGACCTTACAGAAAATAGCTGATGCTTTGGGATGTGATATATTGGATCTGATGGAAATAGAGGTTGAACCGATTACAACCGACAAAATGGCTAATTTACTTAACATATCTGTAGGTTCATTAACTAACGATAATGAAATTACAAATAAAACTCAACCATCCACCCTCGCAGCCCACTTTGATGGGGATGAATTTACAGATGAAGAGCTTGAAGAAATAAAAAACTTTGTCAATTACGTGAAGAGCAAAAGAGGATTTAAAGCGACCGATATGTTTAAGGACGTTGGGAAAATGTCATCTGATCTGATAGATAAGAAATAACAACTAGCCCTGCAAACCATTCATCATTTTGATGAATCGTACAAGGGAGTAACGAATCGGAACACCCTAGCAGAACAATTCGTTCGGTCAGCTATAGCCGGGCTCAAAATTGAGCTGGGGCAACGAGCGGAAAATTGCGCTGGTTAAGGATATGGTTTCAATCAATACCCTTATGTGGTATCCACTTTCTGGACACCTCAAAAGTGAGTTTTCCACAGAATTATGAGGAACCCAGAATGAAAAAGTACGTGTTCAACGGGCTGAATCTTAAGCTGGTTAAAACTGGACAGTGAAAAACATGTCAACCACATTAATATTGGGTTTGACATCATACGCAAAACATACGAAAGAGGTGGGCTCACTTTTGAGCTCTCCTCAATTTTGGGGACGGACTCAACCACGTCAATTTTGAATTGGTTAACGTGGGAAATATTCCCCTGGTCACTCAACCACGCCAATTTTGGATTGGTTAATGTGGGAAATATTCCCCTGATCGGACTGTCCAAGATTGGCTCGTCCGTGGTCACGATACATCATTTTGAGTTATCGTCATTTTTGACGAAAGGTCATTTTGTCCTGCCGTTAAGAAAACTCAAATTGATTTTTCATCGCAAACCGTAAAATTTACCGGATGCAGATCGCGAAACAGATTTTTTCGGTTTTGCAATCCGGGATTTCCGTAGGTCAAATCAATTTGAGTTGACGCCCTAAGTTCAACTTAGGCAGTTCCTGCACCTTGACGATACACTATCTCTCTTTCTACATCGCCGCCAGATATAGAAAAGAGGTTATAATATGCCAGTATTTAAAGATGAAACTAGGGGAACATTTTTCGTAAAGACCTATTACACGGATTACACCGGGGCACGCAAGCAGAAAATGAAGCGTGGCTTTAAGCTGCAACGTGAGGCTAAGGAATGGGAAAGGGCTTTTCTGGAAAAGGTGCAGGGCACGCCAACAATGACATTTCAGACATTGTATGAGCTTTATATCGAGGATCTGAAAGCGCACGCCAAGGAATCCACCTACAGAAGCCAACGAAACTTGATCAGCAAGCACGTTTTACCATTTTTCAAGGATAGGAAGATAAACGAGATCACACCGGCAGACGTGAGAAAATGGCAGACAGACATAAAACAAAGCACGCTTGGAGAATATAGCCAGTATTCCGCAAACTGCCGTCTATCGTCCGTTTTTAACTTCGCTATGCGGTATTATAATTTACCGTCTAACCCTTGCCAGATGGTTAAAACAGTCGGGAAAGTAACGAAAAGCGTTAACTTCTGGACACTGGAAGAGTTCAAAGCATTCCTACAGACTGTAGATGATGAGATCATGCGCATTGCATTCCTTACGCTGTTTTATTCCGGCATTCGGTGCGGTGAGCTGCTTGCACTGACAGTAAACGACTTCGACGCTGATAATAAGACCATCACGATCAGAGGCACATTCCACCGATTTAATAAAACAGATGTGATCACAGAACCTAAAACGGATCATAGCAAACGTACCATACCCATCCCCGATTTTCTCGTTACTGCTCTGGAAAGCGTTATTTCCATGATTTACGAACCAGAACCGAACGACCGTATATTTCAGACAGTGACATCTTCCCGGCTCTATACGGCTATAGAAAAAGGCTCTACTGCTGCCGGAATTAAACGGATAAGGGTTCATGATCTGCGGCACAGTCATGTATCGTTGCTTATTAATATGGGTTTTTCCACTTTTCTGATTGCTGAAAGAATAGGCGACACTGTCGAAATGGTCAATAAGATCTACGGTCACTTATACCCAAATAAGCACCGTGAAGTGGCTGATAAACTGGAAGCATTAAAATTATAG